TACGAAGTTTCATCTTTTGGCAATGTTCGACGCATTGTTAAAAAAAAATCAGGGACTTATGTCAGGCCAGTCACACCTTGGATGACAAAAAAGGGCTATATGGTCGTCGCCTTATCCCGCGCCCCGATCAAAAAATATTTTCTTGTCCATAGACTTATATATGAGTCATTTCATGGGCCTCAAAAAAATCTTGATGTTTGCCACAACGATGGCAAAAAGACAAACAACAATTTGCAAAATTTGAGATCAGATACCCGCGCAGGCAACATGGCTGATACGGTCAAGCATGGCACTCACATCAGAGGTGAGCGATGTGGAACAAACAAGTACACCACAGAGAAAATACGGGCGTTCAAGCTTGACTTAAAGTCTGGCGTAAAGGTTGCGCAAGCATGCAAAAAACATGAGATTTTATTTTCGACGGGGTATGGAATTTCAAAAAATGTCACATGGAAATGGTTGGATGTATGAGCAATGAAAAATCAATCAATGATGCCGTTGATTACCTTTATACGCATGGGAAAAAATACGCAGAGTCAAAAGCTCACAGAGGATATCTTGAAAATTACACAAAAACACTTATCGCATCTTTGGCAATTAAATTCATCAAGGATGGAGTCGCAAAATCAATGGCTCAAGCTGAAGCAATGGCCTATGCTGACCCAAGCTATGAGACTCACATATCAGGCTTGCAGGAGGCTGTAGAGATCGAAGAGAAGTTACGTTGGGGACTTACCTCCGCACAAGCCCGCATCGAGGTTTACAGAACTCAATCTGCAAATGAGCGTGCTATGGATAGAGCGACCATATGAAGTGCCCCCTATGCGATGCGCCGTCCGACGTAGAACAAACTCGCAAGCCAAAGGACGGTGTCATCTGGCGCAGACGACTCTGTTTCAACGACCACATTTTTCACACCGAGGAGCGGGCCATCACTGAGCCCAGGCACAAGGATGACAAAAGACGAAAAAAAGCACCTGTCAAGGTTGGCTGAGTTGGGTTGTATCGTTTGTAGACGTATGGGGTATCCGGGGACGCCAGCGGAAATCCATCACCCTCGCTCAGGGGTAGGTATGGCACGCAAGGCAAGCCACTGGGACGCTTTGCCACTTTGCCCACAACATCACAGGGGCAAGACGGGTGTTCACGGCCTTGGCACGAAGGGCTTTCCCAAGCACTGGGGCTTCACCGAAGAGGATCTACTGGCCGACACCAGGGAGCTTTTGGGGATTAGGGTTAGTCCCTAGAAAATAATTGGGTTTGCCTATGTCACGTTGTAATTTGCTGTTACACTACCATCACTGTCAAGCAATAGTGCAAGACAGCCAACAGCGAAGGAACAGCGAAATGACCACAGCAATCACCACCAACAGCATCGACTCTCTCGGTGCTCTCCTGGCCCAGATCTCCGACCTGACCAAGCAGGCCGATGCCATCAAGGACAGCCTCAAGGACGAGGCCAGCCTGTCGGGCCAGAAGTCCTTCGAGGGCGACCTGTTCAAGGCCACCTACGTCGAGACCAATCGCTCTACGGTTGACTGGAAGGCCATCGCCAAAGTGCTCGCTATCCCTGCCGAGTTGATCGCGCAGCACACCAACACCACGGCCGTGTTCTCGGTCAAGGTCACCAGCAAATGATCGAAGAGACCGTTACCCCAACGGTCGTGGTGCCTCTGCCTCAAGAGGCGCTTGAGTGGCTCGAGAGGGCCCTCCAGTGGCCGGAGGATCTCCCGGCCTACGACAGACTCAACAAACCCATCAACGGCTCAGAGCTGGGCCTGCCAATCTAAATCAACCGGGGGCTTCGGCCCCCACAGGAGAACACCATGCAATTCGACAACACAAGCTGCTCACAGTGCGGTGCTGAGTTCGGCCCTGGCAACCAGGGGTACAGCCACTGCGATGACCACGAGGGCTACGCAAACCATTATGGCTACAGCGATGTCACTCCCTACGAGGTGGTGCGCCGGATCAGCGACAAGACCATCGAGATCCGCGAGATGGACGCGGTGCAGGATGAGTCGGTCAAGCTCGAGTGGGTGGCCGGTGGCTTTGCCGGGCACTGCGTCAACCAGCGCGATCAGCGGTGGTTCATCTCGAGCAACCCTGAGAACCGCATCATTCGCATCCGCCTGGGCAAGCAGGGCTGGAAAGACAAGCACGGCCGCAAGTTCGGCCTGAGCAACAAGCCCACCCGTTTTTACGACTACAACTTCTGATCATGAAAAACACCGAGTCCCAGTACATCAACGCCGGCTACCGGCTTGAGAAGGCCATCATCGATGGCAAGCCCGACACGGCCATCATTGCGAAGATGCAGGGCATCCGCCTGATGCTCGAGGCTGAAGCAATCGACGATCACGAGGAGGCCCGCCGCCTTGTCGAGCGGGGTCGCCAGGAGGCACGAAGTGAGACGCATCGCTGAGAAACCATTGGCCCAGTACCACCCCCATGTGGCGGCCCTCTGGCGCAGCCGGAACCAGGAGCCGGAGAGCGAGGAGTTCGACCTCCTGCCAGACTGGATGCAAAACGGCTCAGAACGGCCTGAGAGAAGCGATCTCAAGCGGGTGGTGTACTACCTACTGACCACCCTCACAAAGCGCGAGGCGCTCGTTTTATTGCGCCGGTACTGGATGGACGAGACCCTTGATGAGATCGGCGATTGTCTGTTTGTGTCCGGAGCGAGGGTGCGGGAGATTGAGCAAAAGGCCCTTCGCAAGCTCATGCACCCCAGTCGATCCATCTTGCTGGAGATGGCCATCGACTTGCCAGGGGGGCGTCGGGTCGGATGGCATAGCTGGGAGTTTGATCACAAGAAGCTTGGGTTCTCCGAGCAGTTCCTTGATTGGATCAAAGAAAACCCCCGCAGTTCAGTGGGGTATTGCTTTCCCATGTAACTTCAGATTACAATGGCATCACTGCAATCAGCAGGCAACAGCGAAGGAAAAGCGAAATGAACAGCGAACACTACACCAAGTTCTACAGCGACGAGGGCGACGAGTATCGCTACCGTCCCACGGTGGACTACGCCGGCGATCTGGCCCACGACCGTCTGGCCTTCTGCTCGTCATGCACGCAGACGTATGACGACATCGGCCCGAACTTCGCCCACGCCTATTGCCTGGACTGCAAGCAGCACACTGTCTTCGGCCATCTTCACTTCGACAAAATCATTTAAGGAGCGACATCATGAAAGAGCAACTGGAATTTAGCATCGCAGCCAACGAGTCGCGGATCTTCGCCGACTTTCATGAGGACGGCCTGTGGCTGTCTATGAACGTTCGTGGGGGCAGCGCCTACACCACGATGAGCAAGGAGGCTGCACGCGAGCTTATCGCGGCTCTGACGGCCATTGTTGAGGCCGACTGATGTGGCCCTTCCCGCCGTTCCCAAACCCTCTGGATCGGCCTGGGCAACCGCCTGGGCCTGATCGGTTCAACCCTGCCGAGGACGACTATGAACCAGCCCCGTATTGAAAAAGGCGTGCCGATACCGGGGCGCTTCCCGTTCGGCGAGATGGAGGTGGGCGACAGCTTTGTCATAACGACCAAGCGATCAACCGCCTCTGTGGCGGCTCGACGCTACGGTGACAAGCACCGCATGAAGTTCATCACCCGCAAGATGCCAGACGGCACGATCAGATGTTGGAGGATTGAATGACTGAGCAACAAGTGCTTGGGCTTCTGGTTGAGATGTACAAGGCGCAGATCGCCGTGGCGCAGGCCATGATGTACGCGATAAGCAAGTTCAACTATCGTGATGACGAGTGGGCTTGGTACGCCCTGTTTTCGTGGTGCATGTACAAGGACATCAGGGATGCCCAATGGGCAAGATTCAAGCACCACTACCCCGATGCGATGGCCTTGAAGGAGGGAAGAAGCTTTGACCAATATTGAGACCCTGAAGCTGGCGCTGGAGGCGCTGGAGCATGAAGCCAATATAGGCAACGACAACGCATATCAGCGTGAGCGTGATGCCCTCCGAGCCGCCATCGCAGAGGCTGAGAAGCCGGTGGCGTGGATGGATGCGAGCGAAACGGCGCTTTCTTGGGAAAACTATCTTGATGGCATGAAGCCCCTCTACACCACCCCACCCGCAGCACAGCGCCAGCCGCTGACGGATGATCGGATCGGCCAGATCATCGAGCAGTGCAAAATCACTTTGGTCAACTATTGCAGTGGCGAAAAGCAAACCGAGTTTGCCCGCGCCATCGAAGCCGCGCACGGCATAAAGGAGACAAACACATGACCCGAGAAGACATCATCAAACATGAAAACAAGTTTGTGCGTGAACCTATGTCTGGCTGCTGGCTTTGGACGGCTGCCACGGACAAGAATGGGTACGGAATGCTTTGGGATGGAAAGCGCATGGATCGAGCGCATAGATTGTTCTATGCCGCTATATCTGGGGAGCCGTTGCTCGGAATTAATGTATTGCACGACTGCGACAACCCGGCATGCGTCAACCCATCGCATCTCCACGCTGGCACTCAGGCTAAGAACATGAAAGAGCGCACTGAACGCGGACGGTCTGGTAAACGCTTAACACTAGCCGACGCTAGCAGCATTCGATTGCAGTTGGAAACTGGTCGATCGCAGCGATGGGTTGCGCGGTTTTGGGGGATTTCCCAGCGTTTGGTATGGGCGATTGGAACGGGACATGTATGGAACGTGAACAAGTGATCCGCATGGCGCAAGAGGCTGGAATTGCGGATGCTTTTCTTGCTGAACCGCATCCAGGGGTTATGACTCAACTTGAACGCTTAGTCGCTATCGTCGAAGACGCGCAAGCCAAGCGCATGCACGCCGAAGGCATGGTGACTGTTGGTCATATGCGCCAGCAGATCGCAGCCGAGCGCAACAAAGTGGCCTCATGGATGATGGCCCAGGGCTACGCCACCGGCCACGGTGATACGACCGAAGACCTGCTAAAAGAGCTGGATTGGCAGATCACTGAATCATGGTCGAAAGTTGTCGTTGCCAGCGTTGAGGCCGAGCGCGAGGCGTGTGCAAAGGTGTGTGAGGACAAAAACACTTTGTTGGCTTGGCCGACATACGCCGCCGCCATCAGAGCAAGGGGTCAGTCATGAAAGACGACAAAGACAAGATGCCACTGTTCGACGACTGGGACTGCCCGCCCTGCAACCAGAAGTGTGAGCAGGGGAGGGAATGCCCAAAAAAAGGCGATGAGGGCCTGATCTGGGAGGTGCTGGCTGCCGTGGCATTCTTCACTGCGATTCTGCTTGCGTGCTTTTTGTAAGCGAATCGAAACCCAATCAAAAGCGAATCGGTTATAAAAATACTTCGTAGCACCTGTTGACACACGTTGAGTCGGGCGTATACTCCGCTCCGTTGTCGTAGTGGTCAACAGATGAAGCCGTTTACTCATGCCTCGTCCCCGTCAGGGGAACCACTACCGGGGCAGCAGTAAACGGCTTTTTTGTTTTTCACGACAACCGCACATCATGCGGTACGTCGGTGGTGATGAGTGTGAAACCCCGTGACACGAGCAAGCCAAAGCGGGGGCGGTGGGCGAATCCCAGAGCCGGGCGGTTGAAAGAAGTCTGGGATGCTGTCGAGGAATGGCTCCATACGGCAGGAAAGCGGGCCCGTGTCTCACGGTATGGGCTTGCTATGCTCAGAATCTCACCACCGGCAGTCGAAAGGGGATAAAATGCAGGGGCAGGCGAAGCTCTGAAAGTGCATGCGCGAGTAGGGTAGTAGTCTGCGCCAAGACGCATGGGGATGTGGCCGGTGTCGCCACGAATCGAAGGACGCACGACGAGTCCCCAGCCGTGTTGATAGCGAATCAATAGCGAACCGAAAGCGAAGAGAAACCGAATCGGTTTCGACCGGTGAACCGCCGGGAAACATCAAACCCAGGAGATGGACATGGTGAAAAGGATTCTTGCCGCTTTCGGCATTGCGATGATCACGACCGGTGCATGGGCTCAATGCACGAGCCACACAATCTTCAGCGGCAGCCGCATCGTGATATGCACAACGTGCTGCTACGGCCCCAACTGCACGACCAACTGCTTCTGAGATAAAGCCGAAAGCGGATGCTGTGGGGTATCGACAGTAGTCAGAACCACAGACGCAGCGAGTAGGCCCCAACAACTGAGCGAGGAATACGGTCATGCCGGAAACTACAGCCAAGATATATGGGATTGCTGATCACAGTGGGCGGATCATGTACATCGGGAAGTCAAAAGACCCGGTAGAGCGCATGAAACAGCACTTGCGTGACTGCACCCGCCGCAAGACGCCGCTTTACGTCTGGATCAACAAGGCCCTCAGAGATGGTCAGCGGCCTCAAATGATTGTCTTGGCCTCGGCGACATCAAGCGACTGGCAAAGCCTTGAGCGCCAGATGATTGCTCAGTACAGGCAGGATGGACACCTACTGAACTTGGCCGATGGCGGGGATCAACCCAAATGCGATGTCGCCATAAACAAACGCAACGGGCAAGCACTCAATGATCGCCTGAAGACTGATCCGCTTTTGCGTCGCGTAAGAGAATACAAGCGTGCAATGGGACAGTTCTTGCGGGAATGCAGCCAAGGCAAGATAAGCCCAGAGGCAGAGAATCGCATCAAGAGTAAGCTCAGACTCGCAGGCCACAAAAACCCTTCACTATTTGGTGAATATAGGTATTTGTGACTACAATAAAATCTAAAGTAGATTTTTTTTGGATTGCGATATGACCACAGGTAAAAAAACAGGCGGCAGGGCACCTGGAACGCCCAACAAGGCCACAAGTAACGCAAGGCAGGCCATAGCCTTGTTTATTGATGGAAACGCTCACAGGCTCACTGGATGGCTCGACGCGGTTGCCCACGGTGATCCGGAGAACGACATCAAGCCAAACCCTGCGAAGGCGTTTGACATGTTCCAGAGCGTAGTTGAGTACCACATCCCGAAGCTGGCAAGGCAAGAGTTTGCTGGAGACCCGAGCAATCCTCTCAAGGTGGAGATTCAGGTAGAGGCCGACAAATTCCTTTCCGCAATCTTGAAGAACGCCGAACTCAACAAGCAAGTCGACGCGAATGAGTGACATCGCAGCCATCGTGACTGACCCGGAGGTGCAGAAAGCCCTTGCACATTCCAGTCCTGAGTACAGGCTTGCTTGGGCCTGGAGGATGAGTTGGTTCGCTACGCAGCATGCTCACCAGACTCTCCCATCTGGGGATTGGTGGTCAATATGGCTGATGCTGGCCGGGAGGGGCGCTGGAAAAACTCGCACCGCTGCCGAGCAAATTGCTTGGTGGGCGTATGAGCAGCCTGGGACTCGCTGGCTAGTGGCGGCTCCTACATCGGCTGACGTAAGAGCAACGTGCTTTGAGGGCGATAGTGGCCTTGTGACGATCATTCCCAAGTCTCTGGTTGCTGACTACAACAAGACCGCGCATGAGCTGCGCCTGACCAATGGTTCATTGATTAAAGGTATCCCTGCGTCGGAACCAGAAAGGTTTAGAGGCCCCCAATTTCATGGGGGCTGGAGACGAGGTGCGATGAACTTGCGGCGTGGGATTACTTGCAGGAAGCCTGGGATCAGATCCAGTTCGGCGTCCGCCTGGGCCAGCGCACCCGGATCATATGCACCACCACGCCTAAGCCGAAGGATCTGATCGTCGAGCTGGTGGGCCGGGAGGGCGACGACGTCGTGCTGACGACCGCCTCGACCTACGCCAATCTGGCCAACCTGTCGGACAACTTCCGCAAGCAGATCCTTCAATATGAGGGCACGACGCTCGGCCGCCAGGAGATCTACGCCGAGATCATCGACCCGGAGGAGGGCGGCATCGTCAGCCGGGACATGTTCAAGCTTTGGCCGGCCGGCAAGGCTTTCCCGAAGTTCGAGTACATCGTCCAGTCCTACGACGTGGCGACCAGCGAGAAGGCGCAGAACGACCCGACCGCCTGCATCACCTTCGGCGTGTTCAAGCCCCTGGACGGCCCGATGTCCGCGATGGTGATCGACTGCTGGCAGGAGCGCATGCAGTACCCGGATTTGCGGCCTAAGGTCATCGAGGAGTACGAGACGATCTTCGGCGAGGGCAAGGACAAGAAGCGGGTGGATCTGCTGCTGATCGAGGACAAGAGCGCCGGCATCAGCCTGATCCAAGACCTCCAGCGGGCGCACCTGCCCGTGCGGGCCTACAACCCTGGCCGGGCCGACAAGATGCAGCGGTTGAACATCGTCTCGAACATCATCTCCCGCGGCCGGGTCTGGATCCCCGAGTCGGACAACCGCAAGGGCTACGTCAAGGACTGGGCCGAGGGGTTCGTGAGCCAGATCTGCTCGTTCCCCGAGACCACGCACGACGACCTCGTGGACGCCTGCACCCAGGCTCTGCGGTATCTTCGGGATGCCGGCTGGCTCGAGATCGACCCTCCGCCTCGGGATGACTGGGACGACGAGGACTATGCCGACACCGGCAGACAACGCAGGGTAAACCCGTATGCTGTCTGAGATGTCCTGGCTGTCGATCACCAGCGTCAGCGATGCCGGCGGGCTGGTGACGCACATCGTGCCCATCGACGACACGCACGACCACGAGCTGTCGTCCGAGTGCTGGTGCGATCCCAGGCTGGACGAGGAGCACTGGGTGGCCACGCACCAGAGCGCCGATGGCCGCGAGGAGTTCGAAAGCGGGGCGAGGAAGCCGTCATGACCTACGGCTGCCACAACCGCCCGGCGTTCAAGAGGAGCCACTTCGCCCAGGACGGCTGGTGGGTCGACGGGGTGCAGCGGATCCCGAAGCTGACCATCGTCCCGTTCAGGATGGCCGAGGATTGTCAGTACACACTAACCGACCTGGGCCAGACCGACAAGAGATGCCAGGGCTGCAAGCACAGGAGGGACGTCCAATGATCAGCGTATCCGCGACTGAGGGGGTGAGGTTGGCCAGGGTGAGCCTGTGCGAGAACCGGCTCGAGTTGCTGGTTGATCCGGGCATGCGGTCGGAGACGATTGAGAAGTGGGCGCACGCTGCGGTTGATCACTGGTTGGCCTCGAGGGTGGACTTGACAAGCCCCGACGTTTATGATGTCGGCACTGTGAAGGGGTCCGAGCATGGCTAAAACCGGGGCGATTGCAAAACTGACGGCGATGGCCAAGGATCGGGCGTCCGCGAAATCTTCCAAGAAGTATGCGGACGGCGGCGGGGTCAGCAGGGCCGCGCAGATAGACGGTAACGACTTCGTGCTGGCTGCTCAAAAGCACGGCCTCGGTCAAGACACGGCCACGCTCAACAAGATGGTGGCTCTCGTGAACAAGGGCGCTACTGTCGAGCAGGCTGCCCGCGCAGTCGCCCAGGGCTCCAAGGAGCGCAATCTCCAGGCCGGCGGAATTGCCAAGCTGGCCCAGTCTGGCGCTATGGACAAGCTGACCAAGCTGCTCAGGGGCACCCAGGAAGCCCTGCCGGCAGCAGAGCGCGAGGCCAACAAGGCGAAGTTCCTGGCCGAGAGCAAGACGCCGATGCGGCTGTACCACGGCACCACTGCCACTGAGGGCAAGAAGGGCCAGGAGGCCATCCGCCGCTTCAAGCCCAGCAAGGAAGGTGCGCTCGGCTCCGGCGTCTACATGACACCCAAGCCCACTTACGCCGGCGAGTACACCAGTGGGACTGGCGGCAACATCCTGCCTGTCCACGCACAGATCCGCAACCCTCTGGTCATCGAGGGCAAGGGCGATCCGATGATCGAGGCCTTGATCAAGCTCGGGATCGATGAGAACAAAGCCGTCAGTATGGTGGAGCGGGCCTACGAGAACAAAGGCTACATCGGCAAGGAGGTGGAGACCCGCGCCCGTGCTGCCGGGTACGACGGCCTGATGCAGTACCGCGATGGCGACCTGAGCGAGGTGGTGTCCTACAACCCCAACGCGGTCAAGTCGGCCATCGGCAACCGCGGCACCTACGACACCAACAAGCCCGACCTAAACGAGGCCGCTGGTGGTGCGGTTCATATGCAGGCCGGAGGTTTTGCTCGGTTGCTTAATGCTGGAAAGGGCGCGAAGAAGACCCCGCCTGCCGCTGAGACAAAAATCATCCAGGCCCCAACAGTCATCGTCCCCAGCAAGTTGAGCAACGTCAAAGAGGCTGTGCGCCAAAGCAAGGGCGACTACGGCGCTCGGCGGGTTGAGCGTGCGGCTGATGAAATCCCGAACCTTGAGCGGATGTACAAGGAAGAAGGGCTTCGCCGCGCCTTTGCTGGTGACGACACTCAGGCCGTGATGACGATGAACCCTGCGGACTTTGAAAAGTACGCCAGAAGACTAAGCGAACGCACCAGGGCTGACATAGGCCCCAAGATGGCAGAACTGGCAAGGAAGGGTGAAATTGACAAATACACTGTGCCAACAGACGAGTTCATCAAGCATCTGCAACGCTTGCGTGACGGTTTTGATGATGTGCCATACCTGAACCTCTTCAAAGACGAGGTTGGCATCCCAGTCAAGCCAACCATAACTGGTCATGAAGGACGACACCGCAGTCGAGCATTGGCTGACAAGGGTGAGAAATTCAGCCTTGTGAGAATCAATCCCCGTGGCGACTTACAGGAGGGTATGTCCCGCAGCAACCAAGAACAGTACATCCAAGCGTTGCGGGATGAACTGGACTTGACTGGCAACTTGGTCATGCCTGAAGGGGGCGTTGGATCCGCGGTTGTTCTGCCTGACATCTACGCCGAGGGCGGCGAAGTCCGCATGAAGAAGGGCGGCGAACCGGTTGATCCGCGCTTCCGCACTGCTGGCGGTGACCCGCTTGATGAGTTCGTTCCCCCGCGCTACCGCCGTGCTGGCCGCCGCCCGGAGTCGCAGCAAGACCGCGAAGCGGCTGCCAACATCCCGGTGGCGGTCGCCCGCGGTCTGGTGTCCGGCTCCCTGGGTTTGCCGGCAGACTTACTGAACCTGCCCGGTGCTATTTATTCCGGTATCACCGGCAAAGAATCCTACGAGTTGCCGTTCGGTTCCGAATACATTGAGAAGCGCCTACCCTTCCGCGGCGCGAGCCAGACACCTGTTGGTGAGATGTTCACCGGGGCTGGCCAATTGGCTGGCGGCTTCTACACCGGCCCAGGGTCTGGCGCTCGAGCCGTGATGGCGGTGCCAAGGGCTCTCAGGCAGGCGGGCCAGGACTTTGTGGTGGCCGCCGGAAACCCGGCGGTGAGCATGGCCAGCCGGAAAGGCATCACTCCGATTGTGGTGCGCACCCCTGAAGAGCGGGCGGTCGTTGAGAAGTTTGGGCAGAAGCAAGAACAGGAAGCCGTCCGGGCCAAGAAGGTGGAGAAGCTGGCCAAGTCTGATGAGCCGAAGCGCGAGGTCAAGTCAAAAGGCCGGCGCGAAAAGGTGCAGGCTGACATCTACCGCAAGATGGCTGACGATCAAGGTGATGCAGCAGTTCTTCGGGCAGCCAGTGCCGGCGAGCACCTCAAGCCTACGTCTACGGGCTACGTCGGTGCGCCCCGTACCGTGACCAGTCCCCAGGCTCTTGGTGCGATGCGCAGGGCTATGGACAAAGACTTTGCCGACTCGGTTGAGGCTGTTCGCCTCGCTGATCCTGACCGGCTGGGGACATGGTACGACCGAGCCAAGCGAGGTATCGCTGAGAGTTCCGAGCCGTACCAGCTCCCGCGCACACTGGAGCAGCACGGCGTGTACTCTGCCGGCGTGAGCCCCGAGTCCGAGTTGACCTTTGCGCTCAAGCACCTCGACAGCCGGGTTGCCGGTGACCCGCAGATGGCGTACCGCGGAGCTGGCATGCGCAACCTCGACACCGCTGTGGCCGAGAACCGCCCGGCCAACATGGGTTTCAAGATTGGCGAGTACGCCAACAAGAACGACCCGCGCATTCCCAACGAGGGCCTGTTTGGCGTGAACGACTTCCGCCGCGCCCAGGGCATGGGATACACCGACCCGGCTGGCAATCCTTGGAAGGCTGGCGTGTCCGAGACCATGCACCCGTTCATGGACGCCGAGACTGCATTGCAGGTTGATCGAGCTAACAGAGGCGCGATTGGAGGACGCACAGACTGGGCTGGGCCGCACATTCAAGAGGTGCCTTGGGTCTACGGCAAGGCCCAGGACTTGTACGGCAGGGGCAAGAAGGGCCGTTACGCCGGCGACGAGCTGGAGGGCATCAAGATGTCCCTGCAAGACGCCAACAACACCGCCCGCGACTACTTCTACAAGCACGCGGCATCGGCCACGCACGAGGCGATCCCTGGCGCATCCCTTGGCCACGTCCGGCAGGCGCTGGACATGACCCCAGAGCAGAAGCTGGCCTATGGCCGCGAGGGCCGCTGGGACATGCCGCCTCCCGAGTACGCTCTGAGCGACATGGGCGAAGTCGGCGCAGGCAACCGCGACATCATTTACGGCGCCCTCGGCTACCGCCAGTTGCCATCGCGTGAGGCCAGCGGCTTGTACAGAAACAAGCTTGGCGAGGTTGAGACCAACCCGATGACTATTGCCCGCCCACTGATGGACTTCCCCACCGGTGGTGGTGGCGGCAGGATGGCCGAAGACTCGAGCCGGATGATGGACACCTCCGAGCAGTTCCGTGCCTTGCTTGATGCTCAGGAGGCCGGCGCGTACAACCTGCCCAACACAATGGCCAGCGTGAAGGGCAAAAACGCTATGGTGTTGGACACCAGGGGCCAAGTTGCAGATCCTCTGGCCGACCCAAGCGCCGGCGTGCTTCCTTCCGCAGATCAGCTCGGCCAAATCACCAATGCCCTGAACGAGGCCAGCGACAAGGCGGCAAAGTCGGCGAAAAAGGTGCGTGAGGATATGCCTTACGGCCCGCCTACAAAGGCTGTCGCCAACAAGCTTGCCAACCTTGACGACGCTGCTGGCGGGTACGGCGTGACGGCGACTAACCGGGGTGCGCTGATATTCCCGTACAACTCCGAATCAGGCGGCGGCGGTTTGAACGAGATCATGAAGATTGCAGGCCGGCAAATAGATGCGGCATTGCCAGGGGCGCAGCGGGAAAAAGCAATTGCCAGCACCGGCTATGTGCCCGGCGTTGGCAAGCGCAGCCCAGAGGGCCCGCTGTCAACAGCGCCGTATAGCGGTGAGGCCACCAGCGATATGCTGCGTGCGTTCTCTGAGCTTCCCCAAAGCGTGGCCTTGAACCTGAGCGAGTCCGAGGCTGTGCGCGAGGCAATTCGTGCGAAGGCCCTGCGTGACTCCAAGATGGGCGGAACACGCGGTGACATCCAAGAGACCCGCCGGTTCTTCAGCGAGGCCGACTGGCCCAGAGCTGTTGAAATGATTCGCCGGGGAATGACCCCGGCCGCCGCACTTGCCGCTCTTGGCTACAGCGCTAGCTCGATGGCTCAGGAGTCGCCGTGATTACAGCAGGCCTCTTGCCTTCGCGTAGTACTTGGCGCCGGCATCCATTTGCTTCAGGCGAGCAATGTGCTCAGGAGATGGCTTCCATTTTGCCTGCTTCCCAAGCTCTACCTGGGCAACAAGCTGTTCCATTAGTTCCGCGCACTCATCGAAATAACTGCCCGGATCAACCCCCTTCAAAAACTCAATCGCTTGATCGTACTTGTCCATCTTCGCCCTCCATGGGTGTAACTTGGAATTAAATCATAGCACAAGGACGCCCCATGGCTACAGAATTTCCCATTGACCCTGAGTTTGGCCGCTTCATTGAAGGCGAGCCCCAGGACCAAGACGACGAGCAGGGCGTCATCGTTGACATGCCGATGGACGACGCCGAGATTGAGGAGCTTCCAGACGGCTCGGCCATCGTC